ATAATGGTCTCTGGTTCGGATGTTCTTTATTATGCATGCGGTCATCAACAAACTGGCGTCTTACTGCTTCATATTCCCAAGAACCAAGTTCTGACATTTTGTCACGGAAGTAACAGACCAGAGAAATACGTTCCATATCTTCCAACGTTTTACCTTTCGGCGGAAGCAGTTCCGTGTTACCATGAATACCGCCATGGTTGTTGATCAGGAGCAAGTCCCCTGGACGTATGTTAATGGCAACTCTAAATTCTGGCAACACCAAGTAACCGCCTTCCCAATCCTTTTCTTTTGCAACAACAGTAAGGTTGGAGAATCCTTCGTGAAGATCACCTGCGTCCCTGTGCGCTGCTGTACGGAAGTTTTTATTGACAGTGATAGTTGTGAATGGAGTATCTTCTCCAGCAACTCGGAATCGTGGGTCAAGTTCTGCTGCTCTTGCGTTTTGGTATGCGAATCTTCTTGGTAAGAGTTCGCTAAACTTATTAGCAAGTTTACGCATGAACGGATAACACTTCTCATACGTCTCAAAATGTTTCTCTGTGTAAGAAGTAGCACGACCATATGGAATTCTCGGATAACGGTCGAAGAATCCAGCAAGTCCAGAGTTCACCTGGTTGGCATAGGATGTGTCAGAAACGAAAGTTTCTTTAATGATTCTGGCGTCTGCCTTTGCCATTGATTCTGGCATGCCTCTCCACTCTCGAATCTTTGATTCAAAGAAAGATTCGTATGCATAACCAGCATCAGTGATTTTATTACGCAACCAAACAAATCCTCTGGATGATTGATCTTTACCTCTATGCTTTCTGATAATCTCAGCAATAGGATCTTCATCTTCAAACAATGATGATGTTGGACGGATAAAATGATCCATGATTTCTATCTGTTCATCAGTAACCCAGTCGCGGTTGTTAAGCTTCCCTGTTTTGGGTCCAGCAGCAACGCCCCGATTTTGAGTTGGTTGCGCCGCACCAATCAAACCTTCATAAGCACCAAGTTGTTCTTCTTCAGTGAACGCACCCTTGCGTAGTTTGAAAATGATGTTGTCCTCTGTAAAGCAATTTTGACAGTCTTTGTTACAGTCTGCCATCAAGTTTACATCGCAGTCTGGCGGCGCATAGAAGTCGCAATCTTCTTCAATCACAAAATCATAGGCGGTGTCTTCCATGTAGGTTCCAAGTTGGTGTTCGCAGTTGTTATGGAACTGCGCAGTGATAACTTTAACGCCATCTTGCATTACTACATCATATTTACTTTCGTCAACCGTACCTTTCATATTCTTTTCCGCTGAGTTAAAAAATGCCTTATCCCATTCTTCGGGTTTGATATTATTTATCCCACTCATCACAACCCTCTCTATGGTTCTCCATTTCTTTTTTATAGAATATCATATCATAAATTGCAATAAAAACCAAGATCCATGAACAAACGCCAAGAAACATCATAACACCGCCTAACTCAAATACTGCGGAATTAGGATAGTTGTTGACGATATAGAACCCACCAAACGGTAACACAATTAATGCAATTGCAAAGAAACAGCTTGAAATTAACCAATTTTTAATTTTCTCTTTCATTTCAACCTCAATCTGCAATGATGAATGCCTCTATTTTTTGCTTAAAACAGCGTACCAAAAGAAACCAGAAACCACCAGACATGCGGTTGCCAATTCAAATGCAGCGCTGGATTGGTGTTGCACAATGTAGTATGCTGCAACCGGAAGTCCAAACATTCCAGTCAGCATAACCGTTAGAACAATCATGAATCCAATAAACTCATTAACCTTTTCTCTATCCATCATTAATCACCAATTGTGTATTACATTTGCCATAATAAAAAAACAAGTTAAGAAGTTCACACCAACTATCACTGTTCGTAACAACGCAACATAATCATCATAGGGTTCTGTTTTGTCGTCAGAGAAACCGCCCAGTGCGTACTTCCAAATTGTCCAAAGTTTAATCATCATATATTGTTACCTTGCTATCATACAGTCCGTATTTGCCACGGTCAGTTATTATTTCATAACCATTAAATTCTACTACTTTTTCTACCCCAATTTCAAGTATTTCTCTATAGACCGCTTTTAGAGTGGGGTAGGAAGATTTTTGAAATTTATGTCGTTTCTTTTTTGTTGCCATTACATTCATTACATTCTATAGAATTGATGACCATCGGTTTCGTGAACCATGGTGTACTCATAGGTCCATTTTGGCATTCGCTTCACAAGTTTGGAGTTCAGGTAATGTGTCGCGCCCTTGGTAGGGTCTTCGCTTTGTCCGGTAAGGACTTGAAAAGCAAGAGTTTGACATTCTTCCCAAATTATAACATTGTTATGAATGGTTCTGCCTTGATTGTCTGTTAGTTTAATTTCGTCTGTTTTGCCGTCGCAATACCAACTGAACTGACACATATTGCGCACTGGATAAACCTTTCCCGTATTAGGGTTCAGACGATGTATTCCTTGGAAGACAACTGAGCAAACATTGTTTGGATAATCTTTATGCTTGACTCTATTTTTCGTGACGTGCGCCACTGCTAATTTATCTCTATTGCTGGTGCCTCTTGACTCAAACCAGATGTTCAAGGCAAGGCATTGAACCTCTCTCGCATCAACATCAGGCACAGGCGGTTCGACTGTTTCTACAATCTTTGGTTGTTCAGGAACGACAACAACTTCCGCTGGTTTAGTTTCTCTATCTTCTAAAACAAGGAATGCAATTAACCCGCCGTTTATTGCAAAAAATGCGACAGTCAAAAATAATATAATAGAAAAGGAGTTATTTGTCATGATCATCTTCTTCCTCAAGTTCTAACTCGTCAAGACGCTGTTCTATGATGGCATCCATCTTTCCGAACTCTCTTCCATCACCAAACCCAACCACATACCCTCTGCGCACACCCCATGAATGCGCAAAATACATACAAGCCAGCGTCAACACTGTTTGCCAAAAAGGTGTCATACTTGTATATCTCCAAATCTTTCAGAAGAGATTCTTGATCCGGAATCTGAATTGTCAAACACAGGACCAGTATCTTCTTCTATTCCCTTTGGTGTCATACTCTCGTCAACATCATAGAATTGCATTTTTGCTTTATTAACGCCCAAAACAAAACGCTTCTTTTTGTTGAGATCAGCATAACGGTTCTTCAACTGAATAAACATCAGTTGCCCTAGTTCTTCCAACTCATCGTTGGTCACGAACACGCCAAGGAAATCAGCAGTGGCAGGCAACCCAAAACTTTCTGCAGTATCTTCCATTCCTGGATCAGAACTGGTGTAACCGCTTCGGTTTATTTGGGTTGCTGACACAATTGGTAAATCGAATTCGACAGCAAGACCACGAACTTCTTCAGCAATTGATTTAACATAGGTGTATGAGTTTACTGCACCGCCCATGCTTTTAATTCGAGAAGAGGCACAAATATTTAGGTAATCAATGAAAATGATGTCAGGGATAAACTCTTTCTTGAGTTTGAGTTCGTTCAGCAATGCTCGAAAATGATTGACATGCGCCTGAGAAGTTGGATATTCTTTGATGATAAGTTTACCTTGTGTTTTCTTGGCAATTTTATCCATCTTCTCAAAGTATGTGTTCTTGGGCAACTCATACAGGTCATCAATATTAACATCCATCAGGTTGGCGTCAATACGTTCAGCAATGCGTTCCTCTGCCATCTCTAAAGTAATGTAAAGAACATTCTGACCTTGCGATAAACAAGCAGCAGAATGGTGACACATGAACGCAGACTTACCAACACCTGGACCTGCCATTACAACATTAAGGGACTTAAACGCAAACCCGCCCTTTGTGATTTCGTTGAAGGAATCTAGATCAAACGGAACACGCGGATGCTTCTCATGATAGAAACTGTATCGTTCCTCAACGTTTTCAATATAGTCGTGACCAACATTGCGGTCAAAGGAAACGCTGAGCGCCTTTGTTAGCAGATCAGGAATTGCCTGCCTTGAAAGAGAATCATGCTTACCATCATAGATCTTGATTGATTCCATGATGGCATTATAAGCAGAACGATCTTGACACCAGTGTTCTGTTTCTTCGGTCAACCACTTTATGTTTTGTTCCTTTTCCTTGAACAACTCAGGAAGCAAGTTGGAAACTTCTGCGAGCTCGCTCTCGCGAAGGTTGGACTTTTCAATCTCAATCTTGAATGCTTCCAGACTTGGCAGTTCATTGTATTTGGCAACATACTTGCCAACCATAAGGAACAGGTCTTTGTAGACGCCAGTGAAGTATTCTTTGTTGATATATGGAATAACCTTTCGCGTATACTCGTCGTTTACCAACAAATTATTCAGAACAAGTTTCTGTATGCTATCGCTCATTTACTATTGCACCATCATCATCTTCAAGTATAGAACCCAACACATCTCCAACACAACGTTGTAGTTCTGTGTTGTCTGGAGTCAAGTCACCGTCTGGCGTGTTTTCAATTTCAAACGCAAAATTTAAATTCTGCGTATGTTCATTATAAGACAAAACAATTCCAAATACAACCGTTTCAACAAACTCGCCTTTTAAGAATCGAATGCCCCAATCATTATCATTAAGAGGCACCAGTTGGTAATCTTCGTTCTCAATCAACTTCATTCAATTTCCTCTTCTGGAACGACTTCTATTTTGGTACCAGAATCTAGAACGTAGATTGATTTGACAAAATCTTTAAATGGGTCATACTGTAGTAAATCGTCAAAGTAACCAGTTTTGGTTATGTCTGTCTTTCTTATTCTCTTTTCTTTCATTTCTCCCGTTTCAAGGTCCATAACCTGATAGAAACCCTTTGTGGGGGAATTTATAAACCCGCCAGCTACTGCCATATCAAACAAACCGCTGTACTTGTCGAGCCCGCCAGAAAACGTCACAGTAATTGGTATCTTTGAGTTTTCTTTAACAAACCTAGACTTCTCCACCTTTATGATGAACTCATATCCAGAAACATCTGCACCATCTTTTAACTGTCTACGGCCAATAAAGAAAACCTGATTCGCCGAATAGTAAATTCCTGTGCCACCAGACATTATGTCTTTCGGATACATACCAATTTCCTTGTATGTGTGGTTAACACATAACAAAGGGATGTCTTTGGTGTTCAGATATGGTGTTACCATTCGGAACAAACCCTTCAAGGCTTTTGCGCGGGTCATATCGGCAACAGACTTTTCGTCCAATGCGTCTTCAAGTTCTTTCTTAGACGCCAAATTACCGACAGAGTCTATGAGAATAAACACTCGATCGCCCTTCTCCATAGAATCTAATTGTCTAATGATATCAAATTTTAATTGTTCAACATGTTCAATCGGTGTGTGTAAGACACGATCAGTATCAATATCAAAATTTTCTAGATATTGTGTTGTTATTCCAAACTCGGTGTCATAGAGCAAACAGACAGATTCAGGATATTTATCCATATACGCTTTGGCAAGGACCAAGGACATATTACTTTTATACATTTTTGATGGACCCGCCAACACAGTCAATCCGCAAGAAATGCCTCCATCCAAAGAACCGCTCAATGCTACATTAAGGGCTGGCACTGGTGTGGTGACCAAATCTTTAGTTCTAAAATGATCGGATTCCGAAACAACCTGTGAAGACTTCACAGTTGATGTTTTTTTCAATTTATTCATTAATGACATACATTTTTCTCCTTATTTCACCTTCTGACAAAACAACTGCTTTGCCTTTGTTTATCCAATTGCTTATTGTTGCTCGAGTCACATTAAGAGATTTTGCAGCAAGAGTACAACTATCATACTCTATTCCGTCTATTAAAACAACCTTTTGCATCTTTCTAGAGTGTTCTTTTCTATATTCATCAGAAAACATGCCAAGTTTTTTGCTAGCAGTACTTTCGCCTCCTCTCTTTCGCGCTTCTTTCTTTTTTTCTTCTGTCATAGAAAACATACCCAATTCGTTTTTATGACACGCTTTTCCACCGATGGAACCGACTCTGCTTTGCGAATTCTGATACTCGTCAGGATCGTTTTCTTTTCGTTTCTTATGACTCATTTTTGCTGCGAAAGAAGCATCTTCTCGCCTCTTGAATGGAGATGTGTGGGGATTCGACTTACCCATTAAAAGGTATGCACTGAGGTTTCCTTTAACCCCAGTCATTTTATACCTTAGAAGGTGCACAAGTCTGTGTTCTTTATGAGTTAGTTTGACAGTAAAACCTTCATATAAACCTCCTTCGCACTTAGGCGTTATATGGTGGTTTTCATAATAAAGATTTTTGTGTGGGGTTCTACTTTTGGCGCGATGAATAATATCATCGTGAATGATTTGATAATTCATTTGTTTTCCTTTGTTGGTTGTTGACTGTTTTACTTGCCGGAGTCGCCGGAGTGCTATTATTTATATAACCAACAATTTCAACTCTTGTCTGCCCTTAAATGGAATTTCTATAAACGTATTCAATTGCGCTGGTTGCTTCAAGTTCGAACGGCCTATTAGCATACCAATTTCCTGTCTCTATATCAAGTTCTTTACATAGAGTAGCAATTTCATTGGCAGTAATAGGATATTCTTCTTTGATGGCGTTACCTGCAATGGCCACCATGATCTGATACATTTTATGATACCAACCTGTACCAGTAATTGCTCGGTATTCGTTTGCTAATTTTTTAGGGAAGAAGGGGCAATCTCGGTATCCTGACCAAGTAATGCTTCGATTGGTCATCTGGTCTTTACGATGTTGTATAATCTCTTCTCGTAATCCTTCGGGTAGACTATCCAGAAAACTGTTGCCTGTCTTTTTGATGAACTCGTGTTTCTGCATGATAACAGCAGGATCCATAATGGTATCCACATCGTTCTTGAAAAAGAAATTGAACGCACCTTCATAATCAGCAGGTATGTAGAACATGCGCGAGGCATCTTTTGTTTGCGGGTCACCCAGTTCCTTGAGTTCTTTGTTAAGAGCAAACCAGAAGTGAGAGATTTTCTCAGCAGGTACTGTAGATGTCAGCGGGAACACCAAACGAAACTTAGGTTGCTCAGGAGAGGAACTTGCTGTTGAGTAACAAATATAACGGTGCTTCCCGATGATACGCTCCAGATACTCTGAAAGGTTTTTATCTCCAGGAATCGTAATATCATCAACATCAACAGCGCACCATTGAGACCATTCAACCACATTAGAGTTTGCTCGAGTTTTACCTTCCTCATAAACTGCTGACGACAGCAGTTGCGCCTTTGGTTTGGTGTTGGGCACTCTTGAGAGATTGAACAGAAACTTCTCAAACTTTTCTAGCGTTGATATGTCTAATGTTTTGCTGGTATCTGTATCAAATATGTTATTGTATATTGTGATATGATAAGTCACGCAGTTCCCCAGAATTTTGCGTTCTCAGGAAGAAACTCGCTCCAGTTAGTATCAAACCAACAATTATTTGGTGCGGATGTAAACAAAGGGGCAATATCACTTGGACTATAACCAGCATACCCACAACCAATTTGTGTTACCTTGAAAACAAGGTCAGGGTTAAATTCAGCATATTCAATGAATCTGTGGACAGATTCACCAATGTGTGAGAGAGATAAAACGTTAAAGTTTTCATCCTTAGTTGGTATTGCATACGCCAAACCAGTTCTTCCTTCGCCAACTCCTGGTGCAGCACCAAAGGTCAATCTTGCAGTCTGGGCCGCACCCGCGCCATGAATACCTGCTTTATTAGAACCAAATACAAAAATAAACATCACATAAATCCTTCGAGAGTTGATACCTCTTCGCTTGTCCATCCTATAGGGTCCAAAACCAACCGAAGCGGTTTTAGAAAAGTCGTTTCGAACATTTTACTATAATCTATGTGTCTATTCAAATTGAACTCTGATGGAAGTTCAACTGGAAACGAAATGATGTCCTCTTTGATCGGGTTAGGAAATTTCAAATAGATGAATTTTATCTTCTCCCCGTCTTTAATCAGATCATATCTGTTTGTCAGTCGATTCTTTTTCAGGTAATGGTTATACAACACTGCACCGCGTGAATGGACAGGAATGCCTTTACCCTTGGTGTATATTGTTTTACGGTCAACCCATTTACTGACGCTGTTGACTGTTCTTGGGAATGCCACGTTCTCTGCAGGTTGTTGCTTAAAATCCCTTTCGAAATCTGCCACAAACTTATGGAGTATTGACTGATCGCCTTCAAGGATCACTTCAAACGCCTCTTTCATTTTGTCGCGACAAACCTGCGGCGTGGAGGACTTGATTGCCTCAATGCCCATAATCTTCAGTTTTGGTTTG